CTCGTTTTGAAGGTCGAGGGATAGACCAGTGAACGCACCCGCACCGGACCACAATCTTTCCGTGTTTCTTCTCAAGGCGTTCCCCAGTCCAACCATCGAGGATATGGACCTGTCGGGTTCCAGCGGTGCCAATCTCGTCGTGGTGAGCCCCTTTATGCCGCGCTTTTAACCCTGCAAAGGAGCACTCTAGCTCTGGTCCTAACTCATTCGGGAGAATCGCAACCGCCCAGTTTTGGGTATCGCTTTCAGGCTTCCAGACAAACCCGCGCTTAGGTCCATCAACTGGGTTCCGAGCCCCACATTTGACTTCTAAGGGCTCTTTGTTTTCAACGAGTACAATCGGGCTAGGAGTTGGTGTCGGTGCTACTGTCGGGGCAACTAGGGGCTCTATCGTCGGCGTGGCACTCGGTGCAACCGATGGCTCGGCAGAATTCTTGGAGTGACGTTGAATCGCACTTAAGACCTGTTCGGCCACTTTCAGATGCTCTGCCGAACAAGCGGTTAGAAGTATCAGGGGAATCAGTTTTTTCATCGCTTTTGCCTCTAAAACCCCTCCCCTCACCTCTCGGGGGACCCTCTCCACCCACTTTTTGACTAAATCCGAGCCAGAAAGGAGCGGGAGAGGGTAGGGGAGAGTTACTTCTTGCCACCCTTGCCGCTTTTTTTACCGCCTTTCTTTCCGCCGCACGCCATAAAGCCTCCTATTTTTTGCTTGAGAAAAACTGAACCAATTTCAAAATAGTTCCGACTAGTGCCAGGACCAGCCCGATTGGCTCACCGACTCCGATGAGATTCGCGGGTAGGTCAATCGTCTGAGCGAGAGACAGAAGCCCTGCACTTGATGCGAAACTGGCATTTGCTACTGCATTTGTTTTATCTGACATAAATCCCCGTTCTCATCATTTCAGCTAATCTGCGGGCGCGTTTCCCTGTTTGCTTCGCCCACCTTGAGTTTAGCATGTGATCGGCGGCCTCTGCCCATTTTTTTTCTCTGACGGCGGCAAGGGTATCGGTAAACTTGGCAAAGCCTCCGGCACCCATCTGGAAGACCATCGAGGTCAAAACATCTTGTCTCACTTCGTCCATCTCGCCCCAAACTGGACCAACTACTTTCTCAGCGGAGCCTTGGGATTTCGCGATATCGTGTCTTAGCTGAACAAAGATGGCTTGATCACAAAGGCCGTTTGCTTCTAGATTAAAACCCACGCCGATGGTAAGCTTCCCCCGCGGACAGGTGTACATACGATTGTGGAACCCCTCATCTCGTATGAGCATCTTCATCAACGGCGTGTTCTCTAACGATTTCAAATCGGCCATTTTTCATCCCTGCTGAGTATCCTAAAAGGTTAAGAATCAATAGCGTCACGGCAAGCGTAAAGCCCCCGACTTGTATCAAGTGCGCTGGTCGATGGCTCTGAATCGCTTGTGTTGTGAGTGACGTTATCTGCGAGATTAACGCGCTCTGGCGAGTCTCGATAGCGGCTAAGTCCGAGCGAATCTCAGCAACCGATTGAGCCTGTAACGTCAAACTCGTGGGCAAGGTGGAAAGAGCGGTCACATTCCGCGTGAGTTCGACAATCGCCTCAGTCTGAGTCCGAAGGTGCTCGACAACATCGCATAGGTTTACCCGCTCTTCCTCGGTCATTTATGCCCCCTCTAATGCAGCAATTCTAGCCTCCAATGATTCAACCGTTAAGCTGAGTTCTTTGACGGCTTGAACAAGCACGGGAATCAAACGGCTGTAATCCATCGCTAGTTTTGTGAGGGTAGGATCTTCTCCTTGAATAACTTCTTTTGTGTCGTAAACTGCTTCGGGAATAATGCTAATTACTTCTTGAGCTATAAATCCAAGCTGCGGTGTGGCTGGGTCGGCTTTATATTTGAACGAGCAAGGTTCTAGTTGCGTTATTTCATTCAACCCATAATGAAGAGGGGACACATCTTCTTTTAACCGAATATCCGAAGTTTGGGTTCCAACAATCGTCCCTCCTGTTGTTCCTATATTGGATTCAGAAGTTGATGTCCTCAAAACATCCGTGTTGTCGTGCCATAAACTATTAAATTGCCCGTCTTCGGCTTGAAGTCTTACCGCTCCACATGCATCGGTAATTCCTGAGTGCTTGTAAGCAAGGATCTGAGCCCATCGCGTATTCGAGCCGACTTTGCCTTGTGCGACCACATCCGCAAACTCAGTATCGGCAATGCTATCGCTTGCTACTTTTAACCGATGAGATCCGCTCGGCTTGTAAAAGTACTCTTGAGTAATGGCAGGCAAGCCATCATCAGTATTTGTCCCGACGAGAAGATTGCCACCGGACGTAACCCGAGCCCGTTCTATTGCCGAAGTAAAAAGGGTAATCGCACTCGCATCTGAACCATAAAGGCTAAGGGTACCTGTCCCGCGATGGACTAATTCAGAATTTGCGTTCGCGCCGCCACCACGAATGAAGCGACACCCATAATCTGAATAGGTGGTATCTCCGATAAGATCGACGTAAGCATTTCCGGAGCCTGTTCGCCCTTCCCCGATGTTTATAGAGCAATCTTGCGTAGTCGTCGCCGCAGATCCGATGGTAATACCTGCTGCGGCATTGGTTACGTTTAATGATCCAGTTGAAAGAGAAGTGTTAATCTGGCCAAGCGTTGCATACTGGTCCGATGCTGTGGCACTCCCAACGCCCGTATGCTTAAACCCCGCCATAGGCTGATTGCCCGTAGCCGCCTTAGAGCCGTTTGCCTTGACACAATCGGTCAACGCTGTGGCCACGTCATTCATCTCGGCATCGTGCTCTGTTGCGGAGATTATAGGGTTAGCTTGCGCTGCTCTTTGAGTCCAGAGTGTGCTTCCGCTCAAAGTGCCGTTAGTTCTTGTGTAGTTTCCGCTGCCGTCAAAGCCCATTTTGTTCTCCTATTTACGCAACTTTTTATTCTTCGGCTGTTAATCTCGATAGCCCGCTAGCTGACAATGCTGTGCTTAGTTCTTTTTGAATATAGCTATTAAACAAACTATCAATCTTTTTACGTCCAGCTTTGGTCTTTTGAAGATCGCGTAAAAACATCTGACTTGCTTTTAGCTTTGTCACTGCATCGTCGCCTTGGCTAAACAAGTACTTAGCAATCTCTTTATCTGTAATAGGGTTATTCTTTGTTCCAAGAACGCTCTTTGCAGTATCAACTATCCAGCTTCGGACTCCACGCCTACCCGCAACGAAGTTCAAAAAGCTGTCAACGTTATCGGCAATCGTTGTTTCGTTTAACTCTCGAATCTGTCTTGCCATCTCCTGCCGTGGCTGAGTAGGCGACCCTCCTAATATTTTGTTTTTGAATTTAACAAAGTCAGTTAGCCGCCTTACTTGACCAAGCATCTTTGTGGCGCGTTCCTCTCCAACTAGTGTCACCATCTTTTGAAAGCGTTCGTTCCCTTTTTCAAACGGAGCATTAATTAATCGCTGACCTTGTTCTTGGCTGTAAGCTCGTTCAATCGCACCTGCTACTGAGCGTTTTATCTTATCAACGGCTTCCGTTCCCCCTTGCTTTTCTACAGCGTTTACAATCATCTTAAAGGAATCTGGGTCTACTTCAGAACTCATTAAACGCTCGCCCGGCTTCCCTAAAGGTCCACCGCTTAGGATGTTTTGAACTTGTTGTTCAACATCCGCACTCATCCCTTTTGCTTCTGGCGCAGCTTCTTTATAGGCTAATCTTCTTTCCGGCAAATCGGGATTCCGAGCCACCAATTCATCCTCAATAGTCTTAAGGAGCTTCCTCCCTGGAATATCTGCAATTTTTATTTGCGTTTCTTCTAGGTATTTCCGAGGGTTCTTTAATGCTTGTTTTAATTGCGAGGCTACTTGGTTTGCAACCTCTTGACTTCTAATATCTGGAGCCGCTTCCCCCTTCGGATACGTTGTAGCAATATAATTGCTGGCAAGAGATTGATAAGTAGGATCTTCTGATGCCCGTGTAATTTCAGGAGAAAATTCAATCTTTGGTGGCAATGCTTCCTGTCTGTATGGTTGATTTATCCCAAACTGACGGGGAACCTCTTCTTGTCCATATTCATTAACAACGCGATAAGGGACTTCTTCCTTAAATGCTCCCTGATAGATTTCTTTGCCGCGGGCTGATAGTGCCTGTTGCCCTTTTTGTAATGTTTCTTCAAGAGCTTCATACCCTTCTCGCTGAGATGGTAAAAAGCCTTCTGATTTACCCAATGGCTCCATAATCATGCCCATTTGCTGATTAAGAGTCTCAGGCGATGTCCGACCTTCTAATGCCTGAGTAGCAATTTCAAGCCCTGCTGGTCCTTGAGCATACGTTCCAGCGATGCCTTGAGTAACTGGCCCTAGTGATTCGGCAACGGTCTCCATCCCGCCTTGTCCGGCTTCTGCTGCTAATCTTTGTGACTCGATAGCTTGTTGAATCTTTTCGGGTGTCATGCCCGCCACTTCTTCCTTGCCGAGCGTTTCAACTATCTGTTGTTCGCCCCGAGATAGAACGGTATCTGGCATCTTTGTATTTGGAATCCCAATCTTTGAGCCTAAATACGAAGGTAGTCCAGTTCGACTAAGACCACTGCCCAATGCCATCATTCCACCAGCACCAGCCGCTTCGACTCCGCCACTTAAAATACGTGCGACCATATCCGCCTCGGGGCTAGGTCTGGAAGAACCTTTTACAAACGATTCAAGTAAGTTAGTAATAACCGGAGACCTTAAAGCAGCTTCGCCTAGCGATCCGGCCCTTTTATAAATGCCCATAGGAGTAAAAGCCCCAAGAGCTTCATACCCTAATGCAGTTTTTGGATTTTCTTGCCGATACTGATTTGCAAGACTTCTTAGGTCAGACGCCTCAACATTTGGGATAAGCCCTGCTAGTGCATCAAGAGTGTAATCGCCCACTGGAGAAAACGCGCTTCCCATTGCAAGGATATTGCCCGCAAAATCTTTACTTCTTTCCGTGGCCCAATCCTGTATCCCTGAAAGATACCCAGTGTCTTGTAAAACGTCATTAACTTTAACGTCCCCAAATACTTCTTCCCGCGATAGGTTAATTTCTTTTATTGTGCCATCTGGTAATTGAAGAAATTGTTTTTCAGCCATTAGGGTCTCCTAAGCATTTTTGTCCCAAATGGAACGCCAAGCTTGTTTGCAGTAACAAGGTCCAATACGCCATTGTCAGGGTCGCCGTTCCAATACTTATTGAAACTTGTATTTCTTATCTTTTTATTACGGTCTTCTATTAATTGGAGGGCGACGACTTGGGCTGCCTCTTCAGACTTTTGATAATAATCACGCGCTAATTTTGCATAATCTTCAATTCTTTTTTTTGCTTCAGGTGGCAAATCAACGCTTCTGCCTAACCAGCTATTTGCATAGGCCAGCATCTCATCTTTTTTAGTTACAACGCCCCGCATGAATGATTCTCTATCACCTTTTTGCACTACGGAATCATCAAGGCTACGGATAAACTCGGTAATCGCTCCATTTGTCGCGGCAGGGTTGTTTTGGGCAAAAGCTTGTTTTAATTTCCCGTAAGCGTCTTCTGCCAAATCGTACTTGGTCTTTTTAGTAATATATTCTGGCGCTATTTTCGCAACAGCTTCCTCAAACGCGGCTGACTCTTTTAATTGTTTTCCACTCGCGTTAGCCCTAGTGGTCCTACCCATTAATCCTGCTAAAGGGTTGCGGGTTGCTTCAGGTGTTGCGGTTGCAGTTGGCGTTGCTTGTACTGCAAGGGGTTGGGTTGTTGTTTGAGTTGTAGGTAACTTACTAATGCCTTGTTGATACGAGTTTATTTCGTCTGCACTAAGCCCTAGTTGCTGAAGAGCGTCCACGGCTTGCTGTTGAGTTGTCGCTGTTATCGGGGTTCCTTGCTGTGCTGCTGGTGGCGCAAATTGTTGGCCGCTTCTAAGTTGCTGTTGTAATTGATTGTTCCGAGCAAGTAGCGCCTTTCTTCGGCTGTCTAAATTAGCAAAAGCCGTTTCTACCTCCTTTTCATCTGCATCTGTTTGTGGAAGCAATTTGCCTAACCGATCCATTTCCCGATCGATGTTTTGAATATCCTTATCGTTAAAATTGAACTCTGTGTTAAGCGCAGAACGAGTCGACGCTTGGGTTCTTAGTCCCTGTTCTAATGGAAGCATTTCTGTTTGTACGCGAGTTTTTGCGGTTTGCGCTTCTCTGAAAGGGATGGTTGCTTCCGCCGCTCTTGCGGATGCCTCCATATTTTGAAGCCTAGGCCCTCGCAATTGTCGCTCGGTGGCCGTTCTTTCTTCCTGTAATACGCCTGTTTTTTGCCGTTGTTCGATTTGGGCTTGTCGGGCTGCCGCTTCTTGCCTTGTTTGTTCTTCCGTTTGCTGTCTTATTTGTTCTAATTGAGGTCGAATGCCTTCAACTGGCAGTCCCGTTTGAGCTGCAATCTGTTCTGCAATTGTTGGTGGAACGTTACCAATTCCTGGCTTCGCAAAGATATTGGCGGCATTTGTCAATGCGGTTGCTCGTCGGTCTTGTTCAGCTTTAACTGCCGTGCGTTCCGCATCCTGCATCTTCGTCCCCAGTTCGAGGATCTGACTTGCTTGGTTCGGATACTTGTTCATCAATCCGAACAATGCCGCCGATTTCGATTGTGGCGCTGGGGGAGGGACGATTCCATCTTCTAATGTTTTGCCAACTAAACTTTCTGGGTATTCCCCTTTCTTTATTGGCTCTCCTGTATACGTGCCTTTTCCGCCAAGAATAGCCGCTAAATCTTGCCCTAGACCTCGCTTCTCAGAGGCTTGCAATTGAGAACCAGCAATCTGACCTGCGCCACCAAGAAGCCCTGCAAGTAGGTTAAAACGGTTTGCCTTGCGAATATCCTCATCAAGAGCCCCTGCGCCTGGGACCATCTCTACTCGCGAGGCAAGTTTACCGACTCCTTCGAGAATAGAGCCCCAATCAAGGTAACTACTGGACGGTGCAGAAGAGCCACCGCCCCCAAACAGAGACGAGCCTACGTTGATGATAGTTGGTATCCAATCTGCGATGCCCATTGCCTAGCTCCTCATTCTGATTTGTGATTCTCTGCTGCCGCCGCGCTCTTCTTTTTCCATAATCTTGGTGGCTTCTTCAGGGCTTAACCCGAGTCCCGCAATTCCCCTTGACGCGTCGGGTTGACGAATCAAATATTGAAACCGCTCGTTTCTAAGCAACGCCACACGATCTGCATATTGTTGAGCCTCTTCGCCTTGTCCTGCTCTTTGCATTGCCGCAATAGCCAATCGGTTCGCCCTTTCTAGGTCTCCCTGTCTTTCGGCTGACTTTATTTTTTCTTTTTCAAGTTTTGTCAGAAGTTTGTTGTTTTGGATATCTGACAGTATTCGCTTTTGCTCAAGTTTGTAGGTTTTCTCCCACTGCCTTTCTGCCGTTCCAATCTTGCGCTCTTCCTGTCCAATCTTGCGCTCTTCCTGAGCCGCACCAACGGCCTGTAGCGTGCGATTAAACTCAGCGGTAGTAGCACCCTCGGCGAATTGTCGCGCTTGCTGGCGGGCTTGTGCTGCCTCTACTGCGCGTGATTCTGCAAGGGCTTGCTGTTCGCCTCGATATGCTTGCGAGTCTGGTGAGATACCTCTATCGGCAAGGTATTGCTCTCGCTGCTGTTGTTCTCGCGCTTGCCGCTCTGCTGCACCAACGGTGATATCGCCTAGCTCCTGCTCGTACCGTTGTTGAAACATCTGAGCTAATTCTTGTTGAGTCGGAAGACGGTATCCACCTGTAAGGGCTTGCTGAGTCTGCTCCGCGGTTGGAGTTTGTGTGTATGGAGCTGGAGCGGTAATAGGGTTTCGCGGTTGTTGCGGTGCCGTCGCAGCAGGAGGCGGGTTTACGGGCTCTGACATTGGAATCCGTATTTGCGCCTGTGGCACTAACTTGCCGGAGGGGTCCCTATATAGACCAGGTGAGACTCTTGTATAACCCGATGGAGCCTTAAACGTAGATTGAGCTGATGCCGCTTGAGGAACTGTCGTCGTTGCCGGAGGATTGAACGCTTCCTTTGCTTGCTCATTCGGCTGCCCCATCCTATTGCCTGGATAGTTTGGGTCGCGTGCTGGCTGTGTTGATGTTCCTGGCATTGTTTTTCTAACGGCCATTAGAGTAATCCTCCGGTCTCAAATGTGATTGCTGCTGCGTAAAACTCGTACGGTCCTGTGGTGCTTTCAAAAGCAAAACTGATACTTGCGGCCCGCCCAAAGGCTGTAAGCGAATAAACATCTTCTCCCCGAATCTTGGGAGCACTCCAAAGAGCTTGATTCCAAAGTCCGGCGTTCCAGTTAAACCCACCTTCATTATTTTGAGTCGTATAAGTAAATGGGGCTTCCTTAAAATCGACATCCGTTCCAATTGAGAACGTTTCGCCTGGTGCGCTTTTTACATGTGGACGAATCATCGTAAACCGCTTTATTCGCGCTCGGTCTTTGAAATAATTATAGGCGATATGCACTTCGCTTTTTATTGGGGCTCCGTTATCGAGCGTCCCTGTTTCGGCTTTAAATACCCGCCCATTCGTCCCGCCGAAATAAATGCTATCGCCAAACGAAGCCCATACTTTTGCTTGCATTCCAGTGTATTGAGCCCATGCCCCTCGCTCAGGGTTAAGCACGAATTGTTGCGCAACATTAGAAACAGGGATATTGAAATAAACCGCCTTGCCGCCGCTGTGGTATGCCGCGTTCCATCCCGTAGAGTTGCCGTAATCTTGAGCTGCACTTAAAAAAGCACTGTTTATGTTTGAGGTAATACTGGCGTAAGAAGAGTTGTTCCCGCCTGATAAAAGAGCTGATAGGGGGGTAATTCCAGCCTTATGAATGATAAGAAGATCGGAGCCTAATCCAAGATATGCCCTGCGCCCCGCAACTGGTTCAGGAAGAAAAAACCGTCCAGCGATAGACCAGTTGTTCGCATTTTCTGGGTCTGTTCCAGAGTATAGAAGTACTTCGCCTTCACTCGATACGATTACAAAATAATCTTGTAATCCGACTCCCGTGTCTCGGGACCACGAGCTTACAAACTCAACTGTGCCACCGCGTTGCAATAGGTAGCTATAATCAATTCGGTGCATCTGCCCTTGGAACGCTGCCGTGTTACTATTCCAAACATAGCTGGTGTTCTTTTCAACGACAAAAAGGCGGCTTTTGTACTGGCAACCTTGTATCAAGTTTGACGGCGTAAGGTTATGCACTTGCCCGTTAAAACTAGGCTGACTCCACGTTGTCCCGTCATACATTTGGGGCGTATCGGTACCATTAAAGAACAGTATCCGGGTGCCAATTAAAACATGCTGCCAAGTGCTATTTGTGATTGCTGGACCTAACGCAACCGAGCTTGAAGATGTAACGTCGTAAAATCGAGTCCCTGCACACGCAATTAGCTTGCTGCTGCCATTCGCTAGAGGTAACTCAACAAGCGTATTCACATCGCTGGTGTTACCAGTGATGAGGCAATGAGGCGTATATCCTCGGCGCGTCCTTACAAAACCATCATCCGGAAACGCATTAATCATTTTAATGGCGTAGGTAGGGTCCATCTGATCAAGAGGGTCGCGGGTGTTCCATCCGCCTGTTGGTGCTGATATGGTTGCGGTTGTGCTTCTCATTTACGCTCCCACGGTGGTACATAGACTGGGGATTCGTAAATTCTAGGTTGTTCTGTTTGCCACTTCTGAACATTCGGGTCGTTGTACAGAATATTCGCCGCTTCTTGGTACGTTTCAGGAGTCCAGTTGATATTGACCGTTCCAGCGCGTTCTTTTACTAGATTATTCCGTAGGGCAATATCCATCATTTGTAACTTCTTTTCTTGAGGAAGAGCTAAATATTCCTTCCCAAAGTTTTCCACATTGGTGGCAAACTCAAAGATATCTTGACTTTGTAAATCTTGGTTTTTACCGCTATTTACGAACTTATTATTTACCCACTGGCCTTTGTCGTTATAACCAACAAAGTCTTTAGGCAAAGTCTTATCTTGCGCTTTTAGCGCTGCGTCTTTGGTATCGACCCATTCGGGTTTTAAGCCAGTAAACCCGTAGTATTTTTCAAGACGGTTCCATCGCTCTTTTTCGTAGTTTTTTGGTCGGGGTGGTCGAATAGTCCCAATTACCGCTCCCACAAGAGCCCCAATCCCGCCACCTATTGCTGTTCCTTTTGGTCCAAAAAAGCTTCCAATTGAAGCACCCGTTTGAGCCCCAGAAACCGCCGAGCGGGTTGCTCCCCCCCGCTCTACAATATCTCTCGATAAATTGTATCCGCCCAACGCTGTGCCGACTACTGGCGCGACATAGCCGCCCGCCGAACCTGCTGTTTGTGCACCCGCTTGCCCCGCTCCTTGAGTTCCAGCTTGCGTTGCGACTTGAGTTCCGCTTTGAGCAAGAGCCTCCCCTGCGCGTCTCTTTACCTCTCCAAGTACAATCTCACCGCCAATGTTTGCCGCTTCTTTCCCAATAATTTCAGCAGAAGTAGGCGTATTCGTCTGAGTAATAATCTGCGGTGCCCCTGATGGGCTAGTGGTTGCCTGTTGCCTTCTCTTTTGTTCGCGCCTAAACCACTCGGCGTAATCAATGTACGGCATCGGTTAGGCTCCTGAATCCCACAACCACATTGAATGATAAATCCCCATCGAGGCTTGTATAACTGGTTTTACTGGACTTAGCAGTTTTGGCAGAAAAACATTCGCATTGGTGCCATTTTGCAAGCCTAATTGATAATCGTTATTGTTGCCCCATCCCCATATAGAACCATCTTTCTTTATTGCTAAGGTTCCAGTTGTACCATGGCAATCGCCTAAACTCGCCCAATCGGTTGCAGTGCCTATTTGAGTCAAGCTTGTCACAATTAAATTACCAGAAGGACCGCTAGTTCCTACACCTTGGCCCGCCCCACATTGTCCTTGTTGATTGATTCCACATCCCCACATCGTGCCATCGGACTTTATGGCAATAGTGAAATTGTTTCCTGCGTGGATATCAACCCAAGTATTTCCAGTTCCAATTTGAGTTGGAGTTGCTCCATACGAATTACTTGTCCCTGTTAATTGGCCATAGTCTCCATTCCCCCATCCCCATAGGGTTCCATCCGTTTTTAAGGCAATAATATGGTAAATACCACTTATAGCTTTTTTCCAATTTGTTTCAGTCCCAACTTGTGTTATCGCTCCCAACCATCCGCTTAAACCTGCGGGTGGATAGCCCCAATGGTACATTGTGCCATCATCTTTTAGTGCAACTGTCCAGTTAGTTGTTGAGACACTTTTCCAATTTGTTGCAGTCCCAATTTGTGCAAAATACCAAGGAGTCGCTGTTGAAGTTCCGGCCCATAAATTATTTAAATTCCCAGCAACCCATCCGGCGCCCCAAAGAGTTCCGTTTTCTTTTATTGCATGGGCAAAATTATCACCAAACCAGGCCCAATGATTAACATGTTTCCATGTGCTGCCAGCCTCAATCGCAATAGGAGGATGTATTGGAGTTCCTTGAGCTGGCCAACTAGTGGACGAGCCATCGCCCATTGAATATTGTTGAGATCCCATCGCCCATAACGTCTTGTTTGTTTTCAACAAGAACGTGATTCGGTGCCCTGCGAAAACATTCGCCCATTCATTAACTGCGCTAAATGAGGCTGGTTGGCTAATGTATCCACCACCAGGGGCAATCTCGGTAGCGCCGTTATTGCCTAGACCAAAAGGGATTAGTGTTGTCGGCACAGTAGGCACAACCGGAGTTACAGGGGTACTACTTACACCACCGATAAACCCAACGTCTCGGCATCCGGTATCAAGAAACCCGCAGTTATAGCGGAATATATTACTAGTCCTACCACCGTTGCGTTCGGCTAAATCGTTCCTCAACCCGATGTTAAACTCGGCCTCTAGATCTTGGTACTCAAGCCCCTTCATCCGGTAAAACCGGGCTAAAATGCCTTTCATCAGGATTGAGGGTTCAATTAAAGGCTCGTCAGTATCAGCGATAAAACGCTCATAAAGGACGTTCGCTTTACGAGTCCAAGTGATAGTCCCATCGGCTCCATTGTTGGCGATTGTAGGGGCAGAACTGCCCGCTGTGCCGCTTGTGTTCGCAGTCCAATACTCACCATCGGAGAACACCCACATGCCCGCTGTGACGCTCATAGAGGCCTCCCATTCTCGGGGCTTTATCCATGTCTTCGAGCGGTAAAAGAGGCTGATTGTTTCATTACCCACCGGAGTAGGGTGCATCGCAACGGCTCTTGCGCCTTTGCTGTTTTGCGATACGCGAAATGCAAACTTAATCCCGGCGTTACCCGTTTGTGTAAGTGCCTGCCATTCCCGAGGCGTTATTGGGCCTCGTATCGGGGTCATATCGCCCGTGTACCATGCCGTTGAATCGAGCAATTCAGCGCAATCAGCGGGAAGCGTCTGGTTAGTTCCAGCAACAAGGGAGAGGGAAGAGAGCTTAGTAAGCTGTGGCCAATCGAACATCCGAACGGCTTCAATGCCTCGTTCGTTGGCAATCGCTAGCAACTGTCTAGTTGTCGCGTCCGTATTGTTGATTATGGATGTCGGGCGAGGAAAGCCACCAAAATCACAGGCATCTTGGAGAACAGAGAGAAGAGTCGCCACGTTTCAAAATCCTGTAAGACTTCAAAACGGAGAGGCTCTTACAAAAAGCCGCCGTCGGTAACGCTCTTTACGGGTACAAAAGGGGGGTCGAGCGGTGTCCCCCCTTTATCTTATGTTAATTGCAGCTATTTTGCCACAACTACTTTTTCCCTTTTACAAGCTCTTTCAACATATCTTGTAGCTCTGCATTTTGCTTCTGCATCGCCGCCATCTGCTCTTTTAGGGCTTCGACTTCAGCATTCGGAGTAGGACGAGCGTTTAAGTAATCCTGAGAACGTCGCCGCATGTTCATTGCTCCGATTCCGATAGCGGAAAGAGCGTGGTCGCCTATTTTTGACAGCTGTTCGACCGAAAACACATGGGCTCTTGTGCACATATCTTTTTGCACTTCGGTAAACCCAAGAACATCAAGAGGGGTGCCCAAGTCTTGACCTTCGTCAAGTTTCCATCGTCGATAGATTTCGGAGAATCTTTTAACGTCATCTGAGGTTGCAATCCTGACTATGGTATCGCCACCCGGTACTTTAATCTCGATATATTCAATCTGTACTTCAGGGTCGTACACGTCGCGGCCTTCTATACGGCTCTCCTCGCTCTTGAATTTTGGCCCCGTATAAAACCTCACCCGCAGTGCGGAGTCGTCACCGTGGCGCATCCTCTGGCCTGGAAGGGGCATTCTATCTTCTTGTATCTGCGGAAACATAAATCCTCATTGGTTAATAGGGGAGAGCCGCCCCTCCCCGTTAGTTATGCCTTAGTTGCTCGCCTGATAAACAAGCTCGCCAGGGCAGAAAATACGGATGTTAGCATCCGCCGCAGACACCGCCGCTGAATCACTGTGGAACGCATTAAGCGTCTTACCTGTGATGGCCGCATCGTCCAGTTTCCCGTCAGTCGTGCTAAGGGATATCTGAGCGTTAGCCGCAATCGCCGCCGCTGAAGTAGCGTTGAGCAGTCCACCAGTTCCAACCCATGCGTAGTTACCGTTTGGGATGTTATCAAACTGAGGAATACAAACAGCCCCTGCGCTTGCATCATCACCCGCAGCTTTTAACTCAAGTTCACCGCTTGAGCTATTTACTCTCAAGAAATACGCCAACCGAAGCGTGGCAGCACTTCCAAGAGCATTTTTCACAAGACGGTAAATCTTGCCATCTTTACCGATAACAACGTGACCAGTGACAAATCCCACTGGAAGCGTTGGCGCGTTCCATTCCAATTCAACCCCACCAAGGGGCTCATATATTCCAATACCCATTTTATAAGCCTCCTAGCATTAAGGTTTAGCGTGTCCCTGAAGGAACAAGTTGCGAGCGGTCATGTTACCAGCCCATGCAAGGTAACGGACAGTTGCATCTTGGTTGAACGAATCACGAGCTTTCAAAGGCACGAAGTTACGCTTCGATGCAGTTTTGAAGAACAGGTGGTTCATGTTCAGGAAGTGAGTTGTGGTTGCATTCGCAATACCCTGATACCCACCGCCGTTAACAACTGGAACGCCCATGAACTCAAGGCCAGTGCCAATCGTATCCACGGTGCCTTCACCCACTTTCATAATGCGCTGGATGGTCTGCAAGGACTCTCTGTAAAGTCTAAAATGCGTTCCACCTGCGTATACGAGGGTAGGTTTTTCAGCGTTACGGGTTAGTCCGTCGAAACAGATTCCGTAAAACTGCTGAATATTGGCATTGGTGAGGGAAGCAAACCCAAGATCGGAAGCATCAAATATCTGATTCCGCGCCCAGGTATAGGTTCCTCGATCAATTCCACCAACCGAACCAGAAGTGTTTGCAGAAGGGTTAAGGAGTCCCAAACCACCAATCTGCTTTCCACCGTCGGCTGTCCCATCGGATTCAACGTCCGTTGCCATCGAGTTCATCATCGTGTACTCAGCAGCTTCGATCCTCTTTTCAAGGAGGTCAAATACCTGCTCAGGTCCAGTGTTCTGAACGTCGCTTTCAAGTCCGTTAATTACAACGGCAACCGCTACCTGCTTCCAGTTAAACCGGAAAGCCGTAAACTGTTCGGTCTGAGAAGTGTTAAGAACCTCAGAACCAGCATAACGCTGATAAGAGGGGTTTTCTGCAAACAGCTGCTCTTCGAGGATGGATTCCCCACCCGAAACTAGCTTCTGGTTGTCTTTCATAAAACGAAGCAAAGGGATGTTTTTCGATATCCCATCTGCCATCTTTTTCGATCTCTTGTACATCGTTACGGTGAGCATTTCACCGATAGATGCGTTAGGCGTTGCCATTATTTATCCCTTAAAAATATCCAGTTTCTTTTGCCGCCTGCATTAAGGCTTCGCGGATATTGGCAGGTTCCTTCGTCCTAGTAGGCGCACCGCTAATGCCACTAACTCCGCTAGCTGCTCGCCTTACAGATTGTGGTACTGGCTGTGGCTTTCTTAATGAAGCAAAAGAAGGGTGGCGCAGTGCAGCTCCGTAGGCCGTTTCAAGTTGTTCCTCAAACGAGAGGTAGGGATAGCTTTGCTGAATTTCGGGAATAATCTGGGCCATTGCTTGCCGGACCTCGGCAAAATGCGGCTTTGCAGCCCCCCAGTTATTTACGTAGTCAGTTAGTTGCCCTAACTCAATTTGCCTCTGCTGTTCTGCAATACCTTGTCTTTGCGCTTCAATTTGACTCTGCTGGTCCCTTAACTGCCATCGCGCTTGCCTTACTTCAGGCGGTTCGTTCAGCTCTGGGTCGCTTGCAAGGTCGTGCAGGGAGATACGATTCATATCGGCAAAACGCTTGATAAACCCCGAAGGGTCTTTCATCATTTCGCCCCGTTCAGCCAAAAGACGTTCAACGATCTGGCCTCTGGATACGTTATGTTTTTGTAACTCTGCGTCATACGGTTTAAGAGCCTTATCAACATCCTCAAAGGTCTTCCGCATGTTTGCAAACTGCCCTCCGATCTTGCTGATATATGAGTGCATTTGGGCTTCGCGCTGATTGATGTACTTTCGCACATCCTTCGGCACGCTTGCCCAACGCTGGCGCATCTCAGCAACCCACTGTTCAGGCTCAGGGATGTCCTCTTCCGTTTCACCTAAGACTGGCTCCTCTTCAGGAGTTTCTTCGGCTTCTTCTTCAAAGGTGGCTTCCTCGTCGTCGCCTGCTTCATCGGTCTGTGGTAAATCTGGTTCTTCGGCCTCCTCAACTTCTGAGCCTTCGTTAAGCTCGTTGAGATCCTCAGCCGCTTCCATTAAATCATTTCGCACGTCGCTCATCGGCGTAATCCTTCGGTTATATCGTTAGGGTCGACTTCTTCGCAGTCTCTTAACTCCTGCGGAACGTTCGCGTTTATGTAGTCCTTATTGCCTTTCATCGCAGCGGTATACCAGGCTTTTATTTCTTCGATATCGTCTTTTAATCCGTCTAATTTCCTATTTTGATGTTTGCCAACCATATCCCAGGTGCGTTTATCGTCAATCTCGACGTACCCTTTTTCTTTCGTTACACGACGAAACGCGCTCTTGCTGTCAAAGGTTTCACCAGTTGCGGGGTGCCATGTAGGGTTAATGGTATCTTGATGAACGGCAGGGGCAGAGGAGACAATCACAGTCGGAACTTTCTCGACAAGCTTTTGCGTTGCCGAATCGTATACCCACTTGCCGCGCACCCCTTGAATATCAATCATAACTCTTGCATTAAATAAGTTAAAAGAAGCTGTAATTCCTCGTATTCTTCCGCTTCCTTTCGTTTTTTCTCTTCTTGATACAGTCTAACGGCTTTTTCGTATTCCTGCTTTATATATTCTTCTAGTCGAATCTTAGCTTGATACGCTTCTGCTGCCTTATTTAGCTCATTTGCTTTTATTTGCAGCTCTAACAACTGGAAACTAATGGCGATTTGTTCTTCAGCTAATCGCAAAGCTTCTTGTTGTTTCTCTAACGACTGGCGATCACTTTGAGCTTGTTGCGCCGCGTCTATAGCGGAAACAGTTTGCTGCAACTGCTTCTTAATCTTCTTTACAACGCGACGCGCTTTTCGTGGTTCGCCTTTTTTACGCTCCTCAATTATCCATATCTCTTGGTATATTTTCGATATGGGAGGAACTGGAGGTTCCCCAAAGTTTTGCAAAAGCGTTAAAAGCATTTTTTTAGCTCAAAAGCGATCTTAATTTCTGAAGCGTTGCCGCCGTTGTTTCGATTTCCGCTTCAATCCTAACGATCTGCTGGATATCTCCCAGCGCGGTAGCTGTGCCTAGTTGGGAGTTTAGATAACTTAATCGGTTTTCGCATAAGAATACCAATTCTTCTATATTCATCTTTTTACCCTTTAAACTAGCGCAATTAGCTCCTGAGCTGTCGTCGCTGCATGCGATTGTAATAGCAGAACATCATAAACATCAGTTCCGTCTATCGCCGCATATGCCGCCATCCGATTACCCTCTACTGCGGTCCCAGTTTGCACTAAATCGGTCGGCGTGTAGGGAGAAAGAACCCTGTTTTTTACATCGAATCTAAATATCTGATTCAAGGCAGATGCTGCGTAACGGTTCATATAAAACATGCGGCCTTCGTTTCCAAAAGGAGAATAGCATCCGCCAGTTCCTTGTGTTATAGAGACTGATCCATCATAAGTGATTGCACCCGTCCACGTTCCAGTAATGCTCCCTGCAATATCAAGAACATCAAGGGTTGCTGCTCCACCTCGGAAGAAATAGCAGAAACTATGCCGCGCGTTTCTGGCTGGATCCGGCTGGATACCGAACGACGGTGCCCACAATCCACCTGTTGCGTTTGCCGCTGGTGCTGCGCCAAAATACGTAGTACTCCACGATCCTGCCGTGATGTTGTTGGTGCCGTTGTTTATAGTCGCATCGGTGTAGTTGTAGGTGTAAACCGTTGTCGTTGCCGATGATCGGAGGAGGAGGAGGTTAGGCAATTCGATGACGTATTTTGCACTAGACGACGGCTGTGTAGTCCATGCCGTCCCGAGAGTGTAAACTGCGGAAGGTCCAGCGGTATGCGAAGCTATTATCCTTCTTTGACCTACGGCTGCCGGAGTTACCGTATCCTGTACGATTCTAATCTGAAAATTTCTAAATTCGTTCGCTGCAACCACCGCATCTCCGAGAGTCGCTTGCCCTGTGAGGCTCGAGGCTCCTGATGCTGTTGCGGTAAGAGCTTTTCTGGCCACGAGGTTCGTGTCATAGGTAAAGGCACCCTTAATCATCCCTTCGCCTGGCACACAATCAAAAGGCGTGTACTGCTCATCAAGGACCATCATTGAGGAGTCTGTGGCGATTGTGGCGGGAAGCCCCGTAGTGCTTAAACCCGTTGAAAGCGTGTTAGCTGCAACCTCAAAGGATCTCCAAATATTTGCGGCAACTGTTCCAGCTCCCAACATAAACACTCGACCCGCAAGGACCTCGTATCGTGCGCCGCTTGCTGGTGTAAAGCTGAACGCATTATCAACGCTTATACTCGGCGTTGTTCCCGCGCTATTACCTACGATATATCGCTCTTCGGTTTTTCCTGCGGTCGTATCAATTATTCGGAGCTTGTATCCGTACTCTCCCGAGCCTCCTCGGTTTGCAAGCATATTTACGCCAACCGCTGTAGCTAATGCGGTACTTAGGGTCACACGAGTAGTCGTGGCTCCGGCTGCGATTGTTCCAACTGCGCCAAAACTAGGAACAAAAGACACCGCCGCACCCGATCCAAAAGTTCCCGCAAGTGCTGGCGATTGGACAAGAGTCCATGCCTTAGTTACAATGTTATAGCGGTTTAAAACCGTGTTGCTTACTAGTTGATATACAAAAGGATTTCTCGACAAATCCGATCGTAAATCTGATGCAATACACACACCCGCTGCATGTGCGTTTGGCGAAGGGGTTACCTGAGCCCATATGTTGCGATCGATCACTTTTTTAAATGTATTTGCCATTTTTTACCCTTAAGAGATTCTAGATCTTACGCAATCAGCCCATGCGGAGAGATTCTGGCCTATCTGCCCAATTCTGCCCTGTATCCCATCAATCGTTGAAATGTTTGAAACGGTTGAAACGGTTGTAACGGCTGAAACGGTTGAAACGGTTGAAACGGTTGAAACGGTTGTAACGGCTGTAACGGTTCCGGATTCGACTACAACTGTGGAGCGTTGCCGCTGGAGAGACTTATCGTACCCTCTAGGCGAATCGAGGAGCTGAAGAACCAAATTCATCAAATTACGAACGTTTTCAACTCTTAAAGTCAACGGGTCGGTTTCGGAGATTGTAACTGGCAATGAACTTGCAGCCGTTACTGGAATTGGAGTAGTTGTTGAAACGTCGGCAATTTTGACATTTAATGGGGTAGCGGTATCTACCGATACAGGCATGGGGTTAGAACTTGATACATCAACCGCAGATCCATCAACTCCAACCCCAATCTTAACGCGCTGGTGCAATACGCCGCCAATATCATCTGCTGCGACGGTCGCCCCCGTTCCAGGTGTGTATCCAACATTATCGGCCATTAGCTAATCCCTCTTATTTGTGCCATCACTTGCTCTACTTCGGGCAACAGTTCCTCTGCATCCTCAATGATGACCATTTTATTACCCATCTCATCAACGCCGATTCTGCCTACGCGTTTTGTCTTTTTAGGGGCAATGGTTTTTAGCTGTGCAGCCTTATCAAGTTGCATTTTTAATTGTTCGCGTACATGCCGCAAGTCCTCGGCCCGTCGCTCTCGTTCGTCAGCTAGCGCGATTTCTTGCCGTTTTAAATCCTCTTCTACTAGTTGTTTTTGAGCTTTTAACTGCAATTCCGCTTCTGCAAATGCTTTTTTCTGTTCTAGCTCAATGAATCGGGTATCAACTTGAGGTTGCTGTTGTTGAGCTTGCATCTGCAACTCGGCATCAGCTCTTTGTTGTTCAGCGGCTTGCGCTTGCATTGCCTGTTCAGCCTGTTGAGCTTGCATTTGACGTTGCTGCTCTTCAATGGCTTTTTGCTCCTGTCGAGCTTTTTCCATTTCGCCCTCTACTTCGGTGAGAGCTTTTTCAAGTTTGCCCCTTACCTCACGGCCCGCCTCAAACTGGCTTGTGGTGTAAAGAGTTATCTCGTTAATGACTGGCATCAACTGAGGGATTGCCTGAGCGTGTGGAAGCAATACGTTGAATAAATTGCCTAGTGCATTAGTTAGGTCTATTGCAGATTGTTTTGCGGCTTCTTGGTCAGCAAAAGTAGTCGAATCTGTCTCAATATCAATGCGATAATCGCTCTGAGTATCGTTTCGTAGTAGGTCAATTACACCGCCTAAATACTCTTCTATTTCAGGGTCATTAGTAACGCCTGCCATCTTAATCATGGTCTGAGGCTGGAAGTGGTTTTTTACGATTTGCGCCATTAGTGCAACCACATCGCGGCAGAACTTGGCAACTTTCCGCTGTCTTTCAGAGATACGACTCATCGCGTACTGAGTCTTGATTTGTTGCGCCCCTAAAGTCTCAGAAGCACGAGAAGTACCGCGCACAATGTCCGAAATACCCGTAATATCGTAAATCTGCTGCTTTTCTTGCTCCATCGCGTCGTGCAGGACTCGTAGAATCGCTGCATGGTCGGCCATCGAGAGTACTTCCAAGGCGCTTTTTACGCCGCCCTGTTGGAGGTACATCTGAAAGTTAGATAGCTGAATGTGTGTGCCGTTTGGCTTTCTTAATATATTATCTAGCTCTGGGTTTTCGCTTCCCGAGATAGAAACAACCTTAATGTATCTCGCGATATCTTGGGCTTTCTGGCAGAGCTGATTAAGGGTCTCTTGCTGGTCTTGGTAGAAACAGATATCGGGTCTTGGGATAAGTCCCGTGGTGAGCGTCGCAAAGAGGGGCTCAGGGCAGGGGAAGAACTCGTCAAAGGTAAGATAAGGCTCGTCCTCTTTTAAGGTCTCATTGTGGCCTTCTGCTAACCAATAGACCTTGTTAGAGTCCTTACACCAAACCTCGTACACGCAGATACGGTTCTTATTTATTTCCTTCTCGCCTTCTTCCTGCGACGCTTCCTCCGAGTTGCGATAAGTAGTGTAAGCATCTTCCCCGAATTTCTCCTTAAACTCTTTCTTAGTTATATGGGTCTTTCGGGCTACTTTTCGAACTTCCGCCCATGTTCTTGCTGGTTCAAACAGCAGATCCGACCAATGGATGTAATCAACTACGCATTTCTCATCTAGGAGCGTTTCAACGGGCTCCCCGTCAACGTAGTACCCTTCGTCGTCCTGTTTAACAAGGCTGGGGTCTACAGGTTGGCCCATCTCATCAACGTACTGCTCAGGGGCTTCACCCATTTTGGGAGCTTCTTGGCCTTCCATTTCGCCGCCCATCTCCATACCCATCTCAGGCATAGGAGGCATCCCTTCCATCGGAGGCATACCAGGCATTTGGCCCATCATCGGGGCAGGGGCTACCTCTTGGACTCGAATCTTAGGAGTCTCTACGCCTATCTTTGGCTCGTAACGTACCCATAGGGCACCTTGGCCTACAACGAGGTAATCATCAACGGCTCTCGATACGGCAGCATCAAACCCCGACACTTCCACCTGGAAACGTGTGCAACGCTCTAGAATCTGGCTTCCTAAACGCGCTGTAACGTCCCGAGTAGGGTATCGCCTGAATATCTCTGGCTTAGGAGGTTGAGCGTAAAGAGCGGGTTTTAGAGTATTAACAATCGACCAAAATACGTTTAATTGTGCAGGTCTTTCGCAGTATTGACTAAAATCTTCACCGGCATAAAGCTGCTCACTGCGCCTTGCCATCTCGTAGTAACGGTCACGCGCCTTTTTCCACCGTCGTATCTCGGTGTGCAGGGGATGCTCTTTGTCTTTGTCGTCGCTTTCGTACTCAGCCATCCCGCTTTAACCCCTACATAGAGAATCTCTCACTTAACCACATGCGATAAGGGTATCCGATATCGCCTTAAATTGAAAAGAGCTTAAATCCGCCACCGATTACTCACATCGTCCACCGCTTCCACCAAGTCCGAATAGGTCATCGCGTTCGGGTCTCGGCGCTTCTTCTTGTCAAAACGGGGAATAACTGGCCATTGCATTGCTATGTAGCGAAGTACGTCCGCTAAATGGTCAGCTCCTTGCGTATCTACGTCCTCTGGCCTTCTATCGTCGTGCTGAAGCATCGGAAAGGTTCTAAGCAGGTGCTTACAGTTGCGAGTAAACAGCAAACTTTTCTCCCTCAACCTCATCCGTATCTGGTTCCACCCCGGAATTCTCGACTTATCGCTTCTTGAGAAGTAAACCCCCGCAATTGCCAACGCATCGGCGATACTTTGGCCCCCGTGGTTCTCAAATATCTGATTATCCGCCGGCCCTGGCTCAATTCTTCTCTTAATGGTCGATTCTCGCTCAGTAATCCCGTCTCGAATGTCAACAAGGGACATTTTTAAGCCCTCATCTTTATCATTTCCCCCGTACCATTCTCTCAAAATGACAATCGAGCCCTTTTTGATGCCTCTCCAGTCCTCTCCGGCATAGGTGTACCAGAGCACCGCAAACGGGTGATAAGTCCCGTGGTCGTAGGCCCGATAAATCTTCCAGTGATTCGGGATGTCGTCAGGGTCAATCGCATCAATAACATGCTCTTGGCTAAACTCAGGAAAGTAAGCCCCCGCTACAACGTCCCAATCCCCATGCAACCACGCCCGAACCATCTCAGGGCTCCCAATCTCGTGAAGCCTTTGAACGTAAGTCGGGTCGGCCTTCATCAGAATCTGGTTGTCCGTAACTCTAGAAGGGATGAACATCCTATGAAGTCCGGTGTCTTGCTCTAGGAGCTTGTAACCCATCGGGTTCTCGGCTATCCCATAACGCGCCTTTACCCATCCGTGGCCCACGCCTCCCGGGTTCGCAGTTAATCGCAACCGTTTATGAGGCACATCGTGGGGGCTTCTCAAACAAGCAATCATCTGAGTGAACCCCTCATCGGTGGCAAAGTTACCGACCTCATCGAAGCCCAACCACGTTAAGTTAAAACCCTGATAATTGGTCGCATCCCTTGCATGCGCCATGTACCTTAAATAAAGTTTAGCCCCATTAGGCCATTTCCAAACCTTCTCATTCGCATTATAAGAAGCACCGGATTGAGGGTAAAACTCGAAACTTTGCCGAATCACCTCCTCTAGTTCTGGGTAAGTCCTACGGAAGAGCATCCCAACCCAGTGCTGCTTATAAACCGAAACATCACTTACAAAATCCCCTAAAAGAGCGGCAGTGTTGTGCGTTGGGATAAAACTCCTTGTCACCAAAAACGTATGACTTGGAGAATCCACCGTTAAACATTGCGTCCAAACCGAATCTATCGCCTCAATATTTGTTATGTAATGCCATTTTTGAGTCTCCCTTAAAACTTTAGGCAATCTTTGACTTTTTCTAAATAGCCTAAAAACAGGTAGGGCAGTAGTCGCTTTTACAATCCAAGCTAGTTTCCCCTCTACAGGCCCATTCTTCCCGTTCGTACAAATTGGTTTTTTTGACGTGATAAATGGCTTTACCCCTAAGCTAGCTAATAACTCAAAAACCCCTCTAGATAAGCCTTCATTCGTATTGCAAAACTCAATTTGCCCATCCGACATACAACTGCCGTCAGTATCAAACAACCCCTGCAATAATTCTAACCGTTGTTGTGGCGATGAATGAAGATATTTTTCAGGGATATGCTTTAAATCAGCAACTCCAAGTTCCTTAAGTTCAGTAATAAAAGGGCGGTCTCGTTCAATTTTATAAGTTATATCATCATAGGTAGCCCGTTCGACGCTGTATCCACAAGAAAAAAGTTCTTTTGTTAATTCCTGAGAGTCTTCCTTCCCAATGGTAATTCGACCACTATCTCGACTCCCATCACCTAACCAAACCCCTAACACGTAGGGAGGAATCGGCAAATCTCTTTCCGGCTGGTCAACGGTTCCAGCTAACTTAATTGCATGATTTACTTCTCGCCCGTTTTGAACTTTTAACGTCTCAAAAAGCTCCTGGGTATCCCGCATTGTCCCAGTATTCGGCTCTTTGTACTGGTATTCTCGCGCCTTATTTAGCTCGGTAACCTTTTTTTGGCTCCCCGCATTTTTAGGGTCACTTTTAGCCCGGGAAGGACGGTTTTCTCTTCGCTTTGCACGGTATTCATCAGTGCACTTATGATTAGATACTCGTTCAGCTTTTGAATAGGTAATCCAGCGATGCACATCGTCGGCGACAATTTGCTGGCCATTGTCAAACGTCAATAGATAGCACTGCCTTAAAGTCGGCTCGCTCTTAAAAGTAACGGTCGTTGGCTTGCCATCAGCGTCAAAAATCACATCTCCAACTTTGAGATCGCCAACAGTAGACCACCCGTAAGTAGTTAAAACCTCTGTAGAAAGTTTCAGGCCTTTTCCACCACCTCTCGCTCCGCCGAACAATATCTCAGGAACACTCTTGTATTTAAGCAAGTCCTCTTGAGGCCCCTTCTGAGGGAACCATACAAGTTTAGAGGCCCGCCTTAATATCTCGTCGCTTCCGTCCATAGAGCCCCATAAATGGCCTGTAGTGCAATGGTGATGGATACAGGATAGCACAGGTATCGGGTATCGGCGCTAGTGCCTATCAGGAGGTAGAGGGGCTTTAGAGAGGGAGGTGGATGAGACTCTTTGGGGTTTGATGGGGGGTGGGGTCCCGGGGGGGGCAGTTGTTAAGGGATGCTTAAGAGCTGGAAAAAAGAAGCCTTAAAGAGAGTCGAATCTTGGCGGAAACTCTCTCTTTAAGGCTCTATGAAGCGCGCATCTCTTAGTTGAGATCCTCTTCGTTCGTGTCGCCATGATAGCTGGATTGAGGGGTCAGTTGTCAAGGAATACTTGATAGGTGGAAGAGGCTTTGGGTAAATTTGCTTGGGGGGGAGGGGTGGCTTGATGGGAAATTCGTTTAGGGACGAGGGGTGGCTTACAACGGGCGTCTCCCCAGTGGGCTGGAAGTGCCTGCCGTTTTGCATCCGGAGGCGGAGGGTGGGGGGGGGGTCGAATCGGCGGAGAGAAGGCAAGTAGGCGAAAAAGCGGAAGAAAAGCACCTAGTCAGGTGGAAGGTTGAGGTCAGGTTGGAGACTATTGAGGTTCGGAGTCGACTCGGATATCTGCGATAGCCTGAAACAAGTCATCACTCGTGCGGAGTTTCCTAGGGACCGATAATTGGTGATTATCGGACACTAGAACCGGGGAAGTGGATTCAATCCTGCGGCGCTCCGATTCTGCTCTGATTTCATCTAGCGTGATAGCTTCGGGAGCAACAGCACAAAGCTGGATATCTACGTGTCTAACCGTTTCGCGGTCACCGTAGACCCAAGACAGCACTTCTTTCGCAGCTGCAACCTTATCTCTCGCGGTGCCATCTTTGAGCACATCGCGTAGTGCATCAATTGCCTCTGGTACTAAGTGCTCGAGCCGTAATCTAATTGTCATAGTTGAGTCCGTGGTTTTCGCAGTCCTACCATCCCTACAACCTCACTACGTATCACTACACATCACTACGTAGCATCTAACCTCATCTAACACCTAC